CAGCACCCGAAACACTGATGCCTATCGTAGTCCATTCCGATGCTGTCATGATGTACGCTCCACCAGCCCTACGTGCTGTACTAATAATTCAGTCTGTCCAAAGTCACTACCGACTACATCGTAGTACTTGGCTTCATCGCCTACCCGGTAGACCCGGTCTTGTGGCATCACATCAGCCCCTACAGCGACTATCAGCGTCCACTGTGCAGATGACTGGATGCCACCGCCTACAATGCTCTCTGTGTCGCTCTGGTTGGTTAGCCTAGCGTTGTACTCGGCAACCTTGCGCCACGTCTCAGTAGCACCGCCACGGCCATCTTCGGTAAGCGTGAAGCGATGTATTTCTACTCGGTCTTGGCAAAGGTTGCGTACCATGCCAGCGCTGATGGTTGCGCGTAGGATAGGACTCATGCGAACACCAACGGGCGGTATCGTTCGGCCATGCTTAGGCAGTGTGCTTTGAGTTGGGAAAGCTTCACATCGCTGGTGCCTTCCTTAGCATCGATGTCGCTTGCGCAACGACTAGCCTTTATCATCCATGCTTGCCGGGTTGCTGTCCTGACATCGTAGCGCTCCACGTTGATCGGGCCTTGGTCAACCCACATCAGGGTCGGGTCACCCGTGCCATCTTCGAGGGTATAGCCCTTGACTTGGTAAGGAGAATAAACCGGGTAATCAGGTTGTGTCGTGCCTGACGTACCAGCAACTCGGCACTCGTAGACCCTGCCGTTGGGCGTTGTAGGCACTACACGGTCACCGACAGCATAGGTGGTGCTAGCCGTCCAAGTGCTGAACCGTGAGTAGGAATCCAAGATGCTCCCTATGTCGGTGGTGGACATCTGCGGATAGGACTGGGCATCCACAAAAAGTGATACCTGCGCTATCGCTTCGGCTCGTGTCATCATACTTTCACTATCCCACATATAAAGAAAGCCCCCGGCACGTCTGCCGAGGGCTTGAGATAAGAACCGCTAGGCTTATGTAGCTGCGGATGCTCCAACGATAAGCGAGCCAGGGACACGGCTGGATGCCGTGGCGTTCACGTTACCGATGTCGAAAGCCGAGAATGCGAACCGCTCTGTGGCTTTGAACGCGAGCGCATCTTGGTTGAAGTAATACTGGTCGCTTACCTCAATCGTAACCGTACGACGATCACCGAACGCTGTACCCATGCTCAGGTCACCAAGCAAGATATAAGGCGTGGTCGCTGCCAAGGTCTTAGCCATGTTCTGTACGAAAACGACTGGATACCCGTAAAGCATAGGTGTAGGACCGTATGCATTTTGGATGTCCATGATGGAGTTCCCGCCCAAAGCATCAAGGAGTGGTGCAATCGCGTTGTACCAAATCTCACGATGCATGAACCACTTTGCGTTAGCGGCATATGTTGGGAGCTTGGCAACCATACCCTTGAGGTTAGCAAGTGTCGGGCTGTAGGTGATGGTCTGACCGGTTGTGAAGACCTGAAGCGATGCGATGTTAGCCTTGGTTGCGTTCAGGTTGTAGACAGCATAGAGGATGCCATCGAGGCCGCTCGTGGAGTCTACTGCATTGTTGAAAACAACGCGGTCTTCTTCCTTAGCAAGGACGTATGCCATGTCACGGGCAAGGGTCGCGCCAAAGTCAATGATCGAGTCTTCAGCCAGTTCCTTGGATACCTGAGTAAGGACAGATGGTTTCTTGGCAACCAAGTTGACCTGTGCAAATGTCAGGTCGGATGCCGTGATAGCCGTATTCTCTCCAGGGTAGTAGACCGTGGTGGATGCCGTGGCGTTAGGGACGTTCAAGACATCGCTGGACATCGGGTAGATGCGGCAGTTCTGGCGAGCAACACCGAACTGCTCACGCAGGTAGATGAGGTCGGAAGACAGTGGATCTGGAACAACATAGCCACCAGCGGTTGTTGTGCCTTCAGACTGTGCCTTCAGGTTGTTCTTGACCCAGTCAGCAGCCTTGCGGTTGCCCATGATAGAGCGTCCCCATTGACCCCAAGCGTAAGCCTTGAAGTTCGCTTCGTCACGGGTACCGACGAACGGATTGCGTCCAATACCGCCGGACTTCCAAGGCTGTTCTGCTGGTGCTTCAGTAGCGACAGGGTGGCCTTGTCCGAGTGCCTTGATGGTCTCGATGCGCTCTTCGATGCCCTTGGCTTCGGCCATAAGGCTCTTGACCTGTGCGAGGTCACCGTTACCGGAAGCAAGCTCCCGCGCGGTAGCAAGCACAGAATCTTTTTGATTCTGTAGTTGTGTCAAATTCATAGTTGTTGTAACAACTCCAAGCGTGCCAGTATGTCGGCTCGCTCATTATCGGTGGAGGCTTTCGCTTCCAGGACTACGATGGACGGTTGCTCTTCCGGCTGGTCTGCATCCCGCAGAGAATCCCAGACTACGGGAGCCAAGCGCTTAGCGCTTGACCGTGACAAACCGACTGCATCCCGCAGTCGACGTTCTACACCCCGCAGGGATGCGGGTTGTACGCTCTTCATGCCGTGCATGGCATATAGCCCTTTAGCACGTCGAGCAAATTCGTCAATGATGGCATCAGCCATGGTCTGATCAGATACGGCTTCAATGGCTCCGCAGAGCGCATCGTAGTATGCTTCTAATCCTTCGTGGATTAGGTCACCCTCGGCATCATCGTATACGGACATAGCGTACTCTTCAGGAGACTGCTCAGGCATTGGAGCCATAACCATCTCTTCTTCTTCCATCATTGGCTCCATGCCGTAGTACTCCTTAAGGGTCTTTACGCTATTACGATACTCGGCTGGTGTCGGTGTGATGCTTGCCTCAGCGATAGGCCAGCGGGTTATCTCAGCGGCACCGCCCATGCTCTTGCGCTCTACCAGATGACCGGCAGCACCAGAGGAAAAGCCCATCTTGCCTTGCTTGCAGAGCTTCGCAATCATGCTGCCGTATTCGTCGGCCATGTCTAGTTGGGCCTCGTACCAAAGCCCGGTATCGTCCATCTTGATGTAGCCTGTACCGATAGACTTCTTCCCGACAGCGGCATCCATGCCGTGGTGGTAGTAGACGTTTAGCGGTACGCGCTGACCCTTCGATACCGGAAAGCCGTAGTCGGTTGATGCGGTGAAAAAGTCACCTTCAAGGTCGGCGGTCTTGGTATCACCAAAGCGCACAAGGTAGCCCTTGACGTAGCCTAACCGGTCGCTCTTGATACCGTCTACGGAAGATGTCAGCAAGTCCATACACCCACTATCCCACAGTGCATTTTTCATAGGTAGGTCGTTAGATCCGGTTGATATCCCTCTAGGTCTCTAAGCGGCAATACCCTAGTAGTAGGCCCCCAGTCGGCATTCTGTACCACGGTTGCCATGTCACTGAGCGGTAGGCCTTCGCTGTAAAGGTTGTAACGAGCGGTGCCAAGTATCTGCTGAGCTTCAAGCGGTGTTAGCCCTTTTAGAATCTCTTCACCGGTTGCCACCTTTGGGCGGGTATCCGGTATAGATGAATCGCCGGTAATCTCTGCCCAACTGAGCGTCTCCGGTATCATCACGCACCGGCAGTTCGGATGGCTTGGCATGATGGTATCGGTAGCCTGAAGGGTGCCGGAGAGAGCCAAGCAAGCAAGGCATACCCGCGCATCCTGCGTAGCCTGCCGCCGGTATCCGGTAACCGAACCGTTCTCCGTGTATAGTTGCCGCTGGGCTTCCCGGCTTGCGCGTATCATCTCGGTACGTGCTATTGTCTCGGCTCGTTGCCTACCGATGTCAGCCGCCTTGCGTACCCGCCGTGCAACCGTGCGCGGGCCTTCACCAAGGCTGATGCCTTGTACCAAAGCCATCTGCATCGCATCGGTGGTTACTTGGGGGATGGCATCGAATAAGACAGCCAGAGGGCTACCATCGCCTGCGAACCCGACAAAGGCCTGCAAGGCTTCGTCAGGTAGACTTGTCCATGAAGTACCAAGGGTAACCCCGGCGGGCTTTTTACCCGCTGCCGCTTCCACAAGGCGCGGCGTTGCATCATTAGCAAGGATAGCGGCTTGTAGCTGCCCATCGGCTGTAATCACTGCCCCTTCAACACTGAACTTTTTGAGGTTCTTTCCGAGCTCTTCAATGTTGTCTATGATCCGCTGTCGCATCCAAAGGATTGTCTCGGATGGCGGTTCCCCGTTGGCTTCACGTTCGGCAATCCTACCCTCCAGCGCTTCAAGCTCATCGATGCTTGCTTTGGTTGCGGCTTTGTATGCGCGTTGCATACGGCTGATGGCTACACCTTCACGCTCTAGCAGGTCATTCCGGTACTTCTGGGATGCGGCATAGATTCTGCCCGTGCCGCTGTCTACTCGCTTGAGATTTCCTCCAGCGAATACCCGTAAAAAGGGTGCGACTTGTACACTACCCCCGGAGTGCATACGTGGTCACCGTCAAGGCTCTTGCCGTCTGGCTGCATTGCGTCCCGCTTGGATGTAGACCAGCGGAACCCGGCATCACCGCCCCACAAGTCCCAGGCTACACGCCCCGGTGAAGGGAAACCTTCCTCGCCGCTGTTGAACCCTTCAGCCTTCTTGTCGACTTCATGCCGTGAAAAGAAAGAATACATCCGGAGGATGGTGTCTTCGGAAAGTTTCTCACCGTTGACAATCTGGTTTGCTCGCGCAAGGCCTACCCGCGTCCCGCCATCGAATCCTTCTGCCTTCCAATCAAGCGCCCTTTGTGCTGCTTCAACCATGCCAGCGTTCGGTACAAACTTCATCTCGTACGCTTTGGCTTCATCCCGCAGGGTAACCGGTGCGGCTCCCGTGTGCTGTACTGGAAGGTTCAGGAAGTTGGTAACGCTACCCGGGTCGTAGCCAGAGCGGATGAGGATACCTGCCGCGTTGGTTGTCTCTGCCAGCGATGCACCCGTGCCAGCCTGTACGCTGATGGCGGATGGATGCAGTACGCCGGTATCTTCCGGCACAGCTTCCAGCCCGGCTATGCGCTTGGCTTCAGCCCGATCAATGATGCCAGACTTGTACAGGCGCTCTGCCCGTGTGGCTTCCGCTTGCATATCATCGGCAAGCGCCCGCACGGTTTCAAGGTCGTACATTACATAATCACCCTGCTGTGTCTCAGGGTATTCCGGCAGCAGGTCAGCGGTGATGGCATCCGCCAAGGTACGGAGCAACGGCACCATGCCATCTTCCCATGCCGCCTGTTGCGCTCTCTCATAATTACTGTAGGTAGACCGCTCTAAGCCACTTCCAAGCCCTAAGACCATAGGGTTGATGCCAAGGGCTGAACAGATACGCTCCTCCGGTACACGCCTCACAGAATCCAAAGCAAGCTCGGAAGGAGTAAGGGATACCCTATCCATCTTGTACGCACCGGTCATAACCACGATACCGCCGCTACCGTCTCCGGTAAGGTCTTCATGCAGTTGCCGCTTGACCTGCCGAGCATCGTCCATGCTCATGTCTACCGATGTCTCTTTGGCATCAGGCCCGACAATCAATGACGGCATAGCCCCGTTAGCCAAGAGTCCATAAGCGGTAGTGCTTGCCGTGTTGTCGGTGGCAATCTCGCGCAGTACAGCGGTAAGCGGCGCACGGCCTATCCGGATATCGCTCGGGTCTCTGCCGTACCGGATGTGGATGATGTCACTTACCGGGATGTCAAAGGAGCGCCCATCCGTGGTGTAGATGTAGTGGGTTAGCGGGTTTACGCCGTTACCTACCGGTCTGACCATGTCCTGCGGTAGAAACTGTAGAGCGGTCACCGTGCCACGGGTGGAAGAGCGAATCTTGCGGAGGTAGGTATTACCAAACAACTTATAGTCTTGGATGCACCAGCCCCAGAATAAAGACCCCATTATCATCGGATCAGGTTGCGCCATGAGCTGAATAACCGGATGGTCTTCTACCGGCTCTGCCTGTTGAGAATCTATCGGTCGGTAGTAGCGTGGCGTGGCCTGTGGGTAGTTACGCACGTACCAGTCAATAGCACTAGCAACGACACCATTCAAGCCAAGGTCACCGGCAACTCTAGCCCAGTCCTTAGTACTTCCAGGGAGCGCCCGGCGCAGGAGTGTTTGCAGTTGACCAGAGCCGTAACCGGTTAGGTAGATGTCCCTAGACTGGCTAAGCGGCAATGGCAATGCCTGTGTCGGGTTGGCTGCGGCTTTACGGCCTAAGAAGCGGTCAAAGATACCCATGTCTTCAGTATCCCACAAAAAGAAAAAGCCCCCTTGCGGGGGCCTGTGGCGGTTGGCGGTTTAGATTGTTTTCATCTCGTAGCGGTATGCGTCTCCGCTTACGATGTAGGTCTTGACGTTGCCGTCTTCGCTTGAGCCTTCGTAATACCAAGATGTTTCAGTGTCTGCGTTCATCTTGATAAGCGACTCTGCCCATTCACCGGCACACTGCCAAGTACCAACCGGTGCTACATCAACAACCACGCCATCCTCAGTCAACACTTGGCGAATCTCTTTGTTTGCGGTCTTCAGTTTCATATCTCTATCTCCCTGCTTGATGTCAACAATATACACTGTAGGTATATATACTGCAAGGGTATAGAGGTATATATTTTAGACGGCTCCCCAAGAACGCTTTGATCCGCACACCTGCCAAGCATAGGCCAGGGCATCAACCACGTCATCATGCCGCCCAACCGGGAAAGATAGCAACTCATCTTCAAAGTAAGCCGGGAGGCCTTGGCAGTGCATGACTTGGCTTTGCTCGTACCGGGCTTCGAGAGGCGCAAAGCGGGTCACTTTGTCACGGTCTGGCCGGATGCCCCGTATCGGCAACTTAGTACGCCGTAGGAGCTCCTGCACGACAGCGGCTTGGTATTGCACCTGCTCGATGCCGATCATGCTAGGATTCCACTTAGCCGCCATCATCTCGATGAACCGTAGCACGGAAGCAAAGTCCGCGCGGGTACGGTTGATGTCTCTAACGTAGATTGTCCCATCGTCACCACGGGAGACAACAGCAACCCCGGTGTAGTCGGCTTCACTCTTAGTGCTGATGGCAAGGTCAACCCCGATATAGGTGGGCAACCCTTCAGGACAATCGCCATACCGCAACCACTCCCGCTTGATACGCGCTCCCGCCGCATCCACGAACTCCGCTAGATACTCCTGCCGGAAAGCAATCGATGGCAAAGACTCACCCGCCTTGCCTACCTCCTCAGGATCTATCCAAGGGTTAGCCGTTGTAGGCATCTGCCAGCTCATCCAGTCAGCATCCGTAGCGGCCTGATTGTAGAGCGTCCTAAAATAGTTAGAGCCTTTAGGCGTACTGAGAAAGAACGCATCCCCCTTGTAATCGGTTAGCGTTGGGCGGATGGCTTCCGTCCAGGCTTGCTCTAAATGCCGTGCCATTGCCGCTTCGTCAATGATGACCCGCTTGTACTTTCTTCCACGGGCAACGGTGCTAGGATCATCCAAAGTCCAGTAGTCGATTGCTGCCCCGGTTATAAGCTCGATGCGCGGGGCTGGGCTTTGTACGGCTCGGCGGATAACCGGTGCATAGATACGCTTATGATCGGCGTATGCCTCTTCAAGCAAGCGGTAGGTAGGAGCGAACCACGCGCAGGGCAAGCCGTCAATCAATACTGGGTCAGATAAAAGGTTACCGCCTAGCGTTGTCTTACCAAAGCGTCTCCCGCAAGCAAGGACGTTGTACCGCTTGGCTTCCCGCAGGATGACCTGCTGGGCTTCATGCGGCCTTGGTAAGACTAATCGAATATCAGGCAAGGCTGGTACGCTTTCTCAGCTGCAAGGATACGGGCTTTCGCTATCTCGATGTAGTCTGCATCCATCTCGCAACCGATGAACCGGAAGCCTTCAAGCACTGCACCCCGCCCGGTGCTACCTGATCCAGTGAATGGGTCAAGCACTACACCGCCGGTAGGTGTAACCATGCGGCACAAGTAGCGCATTAGGTCGGTAGGCTTTACGGTTGGGTGGTTGTTATCGCACCCATCGTTTCGGTCTTCACTACTTGATTTTGAACAATAGAAAAATCTAGAATCTTCACCTATTGTTCTAACAACGTCAGGGCTACCATCGTGCAACACGTTAGCAGGCCAACGGCCCGATGGTTTATATTCTGACAAATCTACTTGATGTTGAATTCCTTCAGATATGAATGTTCCACCCTTGTCATTTATGTTGGTTGAGACTGGCTTATCCCATGCCTTTTCAAATCCATCATCGCAAGGTATCCGGCAACCGTCTATGTTGATTGCGCCTGTACCCCACTCCTGCACGTTCTGCGCTACCGTGGCTTTGAAGGGCTTCCGTGCCATCGTGATAGGCTCCATGGCTGGCTTTAGTGCTGTACCCCAGCCCTGCCATTGTTTAGCCGCATCCGTGGCAGGGGCTGGAGGCACATAACCTTTTGTAGGAATAGTCTTACTGATGTTTGCATTGTGACTTGACCCGGCTACAGTGAAGCCCTTGAATTCCGGTTTGAGAATCCCTGCCTCCCTGTCAAATCCTTTACTCACATTGTGAGACTTAGGGAACCCACTACCATACATCCACGCTAACATATCCCGAATCTCAAACCCGGCATCTTCAATGCGTACCGCCATCCGGTGTTGAGTCCTAGTACCGGCAAACGCCAGCAGGTAACCGCCTGGCTTTAGCACTCGCAAGCATTCTGCCCATATCTCGGTAGATGGAACGTCATAATCCCAACGCTTGCCCATGAAGGATAAGCCGTACGGCGGATCGGTTACAACAGCATCAACCGAGCAATCCGGCATGGTTCGTAGGATGTCAAGACAGTTGCCGTGGTGAAGCTCATGCACCGGGCTTATCCGCATACTCCACGATGACCTTGACCGGTGAACCGTCTGCGCCGGTCTGCTCTACTCTGCTAGACCAGTCGGCCTTGTGCTTGCGTTCAAGCCACCATGCGGCAGCTTGCCATGTCGTGCGGGTTGCATCTTGGATGACCTGAAGGTTGCGTAGCTCCGCTTCACCTTCTGCTTTTTCTACAGCGTATGAAAAATCTGAATATTCCTTGAGCCAGTTGGCAAGTGTAGTCTGATCAATACCAGCGGCAGCACAGGAAGCCCTGCGGGTGTTACCACCTCGCAGAGCGTCTGTGAGCTTGGCTACCGTTGCCGGTGTGTACTTGGTTGGTCTACCTGCTCCGGGTTGTGCTGCCATCTTCGTACTCCTTTTCTCTACTCATCTAGATTCTTCCTGATTTCCGCGCTGGTAGCCCAGAGCATAGCAGCCCTCATCTTTTCTTTGCTGATGCCTTGGGCTTTAGCCTGTTTCTTTACATCAGCATACAACCAGCGAATATACAGTTCGTTGTATACCGCCAAGCATCCAGCCCCAACCAAAGCACCAATGGCAAATGGAATCATTTGGTTTCTTCCCATATCGGCTCGCCGGTAACCGGATTGTACTTACCGATCATCCAGTCTTCGGCAAAAAGGTCACCAGCGGTAAGCCAGATGACGCTATTGTTTTCCTTCACCTCTGTACCCTCTGCAACGCTGAACACGTCCCAAAGTTCACTGAACCGGAAGTGTAGCCCATCAGGCCACAAAGCCCGGCGTATGGGCTTCTCTGCCAGCAAGGCATCAAGTGCCTGGTTGTACTTCATTTGATTACTCCCATTGTGATCGGCAGGTGTTCAGCCATCAGTGCCTTGATGCTGTCTGCTATCTCCCTATGCTCTAGTTGCGTATCTTCCTGCGTCCTGAGCTGCACGTAGTGAATCCAAGACCGTATCGTGCCAGACATATACAAGGTGGTTGGACAGCAAAGCGGTAATACCATTCTTGCCGTTTCCGCAGCGATACCGGCCTTGATTAGTTTGTTGTATGTCCAGTAGCCACGGGATACGGAAAGCTCAGCGTCTAAAATGACTCCTTGCATCTCGGCATCCAACTCTTTCCATTCTGGCAACGGTTGGGAGCTTTGCCGGTTAGTTGTACCAGCAAGCCTCATATCCCCCAGAATAGGGTAATCGTGAACCTCTGCGTACCGTTGTGAGAACTCTTGGAAAGAGAAACTTCGATGCCTAAGAATCTGCGGTGCGATAGCACGGGTGGTCTTGATTTCCACGCACATACTAGCCATCTCAAAGATTGACCAGTGGCCGTGCTTGATGCAGTACTTTAGTAGCCCTGCCACGTCTGGGTTGTCTTGGTTGGATGGGTTGCTGACCCTCGCGCAGTATCCGATGACCTGCTCCGCTTCCGGCGTGATCCAGATTAGTTTTGTCATCCGTTGTATATCTCCCAGTCGAAAGCCAGTACATCAGCACTACCAAATGATGCCACCCGGCTGTAGTGCCGGTTCCCAGCACCATCAATGAGATACAAGCATATCTTGCCATCAACGATTTGAAGGAACCAAGCGGCAGCGTGTCGGCGTACCGTCATGCCAGCCCGCAAGCGTTCAAGGGCGGAAGGAAAGCCACCGCCGGAAAGGTTCATCCGATGGGCTTCAATGCTCTTCAGCTGTTCTTCAGTCCGTTCTTTCAGCCACCGATTGACGGTTGTGTGTTGGAATCCTACAGCCCTTGCCGCTTCGTGGCATTTCATACCTTCAGCTACGAGGGTCTCGTATCGATCTAAAAGATGCTGTCGCTTTGCGCGGTTAGCAATCACCGATTCGTTTGGTCTACCTGCCATTACTTATCTCCTTGGCATCATTTACTACCCGGTCGGCATACTCCCTGGAGCGTGTCACAAGGTAAGCGGCGTACCAGAGAACCTTTAGCCGGTCTTCTTCCGCCTGCCCTTTATGCTCCTGCCGCTGTAGGTATTTGAGAATAGAACCGCTGACGAAGTCGAGGTTCCAATCTTCGATTACCGCCAGCGCGTCAAGCTTGCCGACCGTGTAGTGGTTTCTCACCTATTCGTCAAACGGATCCGCGATGTCATCCGTTACCGGTACGGCTTTGCGTAGGGGCTTCGGTGGTGCAACCTTCACTGGCTTCACCGTTTCAACCACGTTGGTAAGTTCGCCGTTCATCTTCTGGCGTGTACCAACCACTACCTGCCATGGCTTGGCTTTGAGTGCCGGGAGGTCAAGGTTGCGGTATGCGTCTTGAGTCATACGCCCGACCATGCCATCAAGCAAAAGTGTCAGCTTGGCTTTGTCGTTGCCATAACTGGTTTTTGTGTACTGAACAAACCGGAAGGGTTGCCCATCATCATCGCCTACTTCGGTGGTCTCGAATACCCACTTTAGGTTTGGCTCCAACACGTTTGGATCATCAAACGATTTGCTTTGTACGGCTTCAACGTCTACCAATGCACAGGCGTAAATGCCTGCCTCAGCTGTACTAAACTTTTTGCCACTTCCTTCACTGAAGGTCGTGTGCTGTGCAAAGAATCCCATTATCAAACTCCTTGGGCTACTGCCCGGTCGTTGGCACTATTGCCACACCAGTTATATACCCACTCAGTGGATATTGTCAAACACTTATTTTCATCGGTACAAAGTTCCGACCCACTCCCTATAATGGGCATCAGTATGCCCGCCTAAGCGGGCGGTACTGATTGCCCATAGGGGGTTTTCAAAGGGGGATTTATCCTAACGGTACAAGAGTACAACTCTTAAGCGTACCGTTTTTTGTACCGATAGATTTAGCCCACTTTTACCCAAGGACTACGAGCATAATCCGGGTCAATCTTTCGTATCAAACCCATATCCCGCATCGAGTCCAGGAACTTCAAAGCCACCTGTTTATTGTTGCCAATCACCGCAGCTAAGGCATTGCCAGACATCTTGTCATTCTGATCCAATGCGTTCAAAACACGCTCGATATATTGCTGTTCCCGCTCTGCTTCAGCACCGCCAACGCAGGGCTGTAAAACGATAGAGCCATCCTCACGGGTAACAATCTTATATGACACTTCTACAAAGTCTTCCTCACCAATATGGCGCTGCTTAGTTGTCTTCATGGTGTAGATGCCGTCTTTGTTTTCAACCGTGGCCACAAGGTCAGCCTGTGCCGCAATCTCCCCCGCACCGCGCATAGCCTCATGAGCCACAGGGCCGGCGTGTATGCCCTTCTTGTGATGGTGTAGGGCAACTATAGCCGCGCCTGATTCATTGATGCCTTTCATCTGATCGTAGAGTTTAGCCATGTCGGTGTTTGAGTTTTCATCGTAGCCATGAACGCGCACAAAGGTATCAAGGACAACGATGGATATCTCATGCTCTTTCACGTATGCAACGATGTCGGCTAAGTGTTCCGGGTTGTCAAGTTTCACCATTTGCTTTTGCATGATGTGAACATTCTCTGCACCGTTAGCGCAGAGCTGGAAGAATCGTTGCCAGAAGCGCCCGATACCCATTTCCTCATTGATGTATAAAACCTTGCACTTTGTCGCTGGTAGGCTTCCCATCCATAGTGAACCATCAGAGCAAGCCCGCACAAGGTCTACAGCAATCCAAGATTTGCCTCCTCCTGGCGGTGCGGTAATGAAGTGCATACCGCCACGGGTGATGAAGTTTTCAACCAACCATTGGGCATCATCAGCGAGTGCGGCAGCATCGCAAAACTGTTGCCAGTTCATGAACTCCAGTTTCCGCTTAGGTGGAATCTTTGCGGCGAGCTGCTCCCGGAGCATTGCCGGGGTTAGCGGTTCCCGGTCGGACTCTGGCCAGTCAGACCAAGCCCGCCCGGCTTTGAAGGCTACGTCTGCCTCATCCATCGGCGGATCACACCACTGCAGATTCCAAGCAAGCGCCGCCGGGTACGCTGAATCATAATCGATGCCGGTAGAGCGGAGGTATCCGATATAAGCCGTTAGAGCGTTATCCCGCCCACCGTAAGGGCCGCCGCCCTCTGGATGCCGCGTATAAAGTTTCGCCATCGTGCCATCACCGGACGGCTCACCCGGTTCCCGTTGCTTACGCTCCGGCTTAGGGTCGGGAAAGTCCGGGATGTCCCAGATAGATGTGATTTTAGGATCCAAAGTAATACTCCATAATTTCCGGCAGGTCGGCACGGACAATGTCTAATCGATATTCCCAAGCGGCGTTGCTTTCAAACGCTTGACAGGCTTCCTCAGCTTCAAGGAAGAACACATCCAGTAGGTCGGTTATCCTACCGCTTGCATGGCGGATGCGGGGTACCGCTCTGCCGAGCTGCCCTTGCTTTGCGGAAGCCAGCAGGGCATCTAACCTGCCATCTTTTAGGTGCCGAACAATCAAGGATTCCTTGTGGGTTGGACGCATAGCCCCGCCCTTGAGCAACGTTACCGCCTTGGGTTCATCGGGATTCTTCCAGTTCAACGTACCGGGGATACGCATGATGCGATCAACATTACCTACCGGGTCAGTGCCTAGAATAATGCTGTTTTGCCAAGAGCGTATCTTTGCCTCAATGGCTGTACGGTCTTTGGTGTTGCGGCAGTTGGCAACCGCAGGGAGCATGACGTACCCGTGCCACCCATTGCCGGTGTGAATCACGATGTCGCAGCCGTCAAGTAAATCTTGACTACTGCCGGGTACCTTAGCATCAAGGTCAATCCAAACGGAACCGACCTGCTCGATGCTATCCTTACCGAGCTTACGCCCTGGACCCGGAGGTGCAATCCTTGGGCATACCCCGCAGTACACATCGTAACCACGCATTGCAAGGCTCATGATGTGCTGGGTTAGGGCTTGCCCTTCTTCACCCTTTAGGCAATGTGGCAGCCTGTAGGTGGTTCTGTTAGCGTGGGGCTTGACCTTAGATAAAGGTCTGATCTCAATGAAGCCGTCAGAGTACGGCTTGAATAGATGCCGGAGAAAGGCGATAGCCTGACCCGCATCCGTGGCAGGGAGTGCCATGGGGTTACCTAATTTCCTGTGTATTACCTTCCGTGGAACCCTCGGTAGCTACTCCGAGGGTGGACAAAGTCCATAACCACAGGAAAGGTTACCCACATTATACATCAAAAGGAAAACCAACATGATCGGCTATCGCCTTGGCGGCATCGTGCCAAGAGTAGGCAACCACAAAAGTGTAGCCGTGCGGCTGGAGCGCATCCCGGAAGGATACCTGCCCCGGTGTAAGCCGACCTTTACCGGCCTTCATTTCGATGAACAGACCGGGAGTGGGAACCGGTAGAAAGATATCCCACACGCCCGCCCGTACTCCCATGGCCTTGAACTTTGCAGCTGTACGCGGGTCACGGTAGCCACCGTTAGGGCAATGGTAGATGGTAGCAAGCTCAGGATGTTTAGCCGACATTAGGCGCACCCAAGTTATCAGGGCTATCTGCTCGCGGTCTTCAAGGTGCTTCAAGTCAAATCCTCAACTTCGTACCGTCCCCGGATGGTTGCTAGGGCTGTCTCTATCTGCGCTTCAATGACGCTTACGGGAGTCTTGTACCGGCTGGCTATTGTCCGCAGGGTCTCCGGCTTACTACCATCCAAACCAAAGCGCCTCACAAGCAAATAGCGGGAATCGTCATCTAGGCTTAGCAAAGCATCACCAAGCCTATCTGCCCATGTATCTGCGATGTACGCCTCTTCGGGGCTTGTGGAGGCTCCTAGCACCCTGCAATCTTCATAGACTAACCCATCCGTGCCAGACACCGGGACATTGATACTAACCGGCTGTACTTGTTGGGAGTCCCTGGCGATGCCTATCATCGTAACCGATAGCCCGGTATAGATTGATAGCTCCTCATCGGTTGGAGGTATGCCGTGCTGGTGGAGGTGTTGATCGTGTGCCTTGCGGATGCGTAGCCATTTGTAGATTGTGTGCTCGGATACCCGTATGGTCTTGCTTTGGGTTGA